TGGGCATTTCGCGGACGTACCGCTTGACGAGGCCTGGGTCGAGCAGATCTTTGCTGCTGTCTCGGCACACCATGACGTGGAAAACTAAGCACTACACCCCACATGGAGAAGCACGTGAGATCGAGAGAAGAGATTTCGAAATCTGACCTTCAGCGTGAGCGCTATGAGCGCTACCTTCGCTTCGGTGCAATGCCAGAGCGAACCCGGCCTGCCGATACAGTCGAAGAACGGGTCGTCGCATCCAAAGCGAAACGAGAAGCAGCGCAGCGGATCGGAAACAAACCACCCCGATAGGCTCTGCCACCAACCTTCCTGACGGGAAGGCCACGGTCTTAGCGCATTATTATGCGATCCCCACGCTGATCGAGGAGGTGCGGATGAGAGGGGGATCTTTCCACGCCTGGGACCAAGCTCGGGCGCTTACTTACAAATACCAAGAGTGGGAGTTAGCTATGAAACGGGGTATCCTACACCGATCGAAGCTGGAGGAGTTCAAGGAGTGGCTTACCGCTCAGAACATCCCCACGCGCCCTGGAAAGGGTCAATGGCAGCTGTTCCAGATCTCCACTCCAGAGCATGGGTGGCAGGTAGTGTTTGATAACAACAACCCGGAACACCTGTCTATGAATGAGAAGCTCGTTCCGATCGTGGAAGCGTTTATTGCAACTCGCGCTGATCCCATAATCGAGTACGCGACCGGACGACTGCCCAGCCGAGTGGGCGTATATGCCTGCAGAGTCCTCGATCTCAACACACCCCACCTGCTTCGAGACCTCTTTCTAATGTATATGGAAGGGCAATGGTGCTATCCATGGTCTGGAGAGAAGTACCGAGGTGAAGTCAAGGGGTGGATTGGTCCCCTGCAACGAAGGATTTGACCGTGTGCACTCGTCGACCTCGGCCTAGGCATCGACCCCCCAGACTGTGGATGCGAGCGTATTACTACAACCCCCGGCTGTTTGAACGGACTTTTGTAGGGCTGATCCTGTTCTTCATTCTATATTACTTCTGGGATTAACCATGCTAGATCAGGCACAAATCGAGGGTTTTAAGGATGGATCGAAGGAGCCCATGAGGGGAGAAATAGCCCCGGTGCAAAAGGAGAATCAAATGACCATCAACATCAAAGAACTGCGCCGACTGGCGCAAGCGGCCTTGACTGGACCTGATGGGGCTAGCCTGAACTGGCTTAAACTCCTGCAAGATTTCCAGAAAGAAGCCAACCCCGCAGTGATCAATGAGCTTCTCGACCGCCTCGAATTGGCGGAATCTAGGCAAGCCACTTATAAGAAAGCGTTCGAAATTTCGGAAAACACTGCCCGCGACCTGACAGAGAAGGTAATCCCTAACATCCGAAATCAACTGGAGGCCGCGGAGAAAGATATTGCCCTGAAGGAAAGGATTATTGATTCCATCGGATCAATACTAACCAAGGTAGTGAACGAGCGCGACGAACTGCGCGCCAAGATCGAGGCGATGGAGCAGCAGAAGCCGGTTGCGTGGCGAACCTTCAACGGTGAGGGTGGCTACGGTAGTCGTAGCTACGCGGACAACGAGAACTATCAGCTTGGGTGGAGCGCACGAGACCCGAACCATGTGGGGGTGGTTGAATTGCTCTATCTCGCCCCCGGCGCAAAAGGAGAATAAAATGTGGCAGCCAATTGAAACTGCGCCAAAAGATCAGTTCCTGTTGCTGTGTGGCCTTTCTGGATACACGACAACTCCGATGATAGTTACGACGGGGCGCATGTGCAGCGACTATCACGCTGGCCGGTGGATTGATCACGCAAATGATGATCTTACTGAATGGGGTTTCGAGCCGACACACTGGATGCCACTTGTCCTGCCCGGCGCACAGCCCAAACTAGACGAGATCAAAATCGCTTTGCATCGAGCACTTGAGCTTGGTAAGCGAGAAACTTGGACTGGCACTAGGAAGTACCGCTCACGGGAGGATCAGCGCGAAGAACAGCAATGCTGGGACAAGGTGTGGACGTTGCTAGGCGCAAAAGGAGAATGAAATGATGGATATTGTTGAACGCCTAAATGACAGCCTTAGCGCTGGCTATAGCGAGCTGCGGAAAGAAGCTGCAGTAGAAATCGTGCGGCTTCGTGCCGAGGTTGAGGCGGCTGAGAAAGAGGTCGCACACATCAAGGAGGTAGAGTTCCCCAGAAAGGCGCGCGCTGTGGCGGCTGGGTGGGAAACGAAGTGCGCCCGGCTCGAACAAGAGCGCGACGCCCTGCGCGCTAAGGTATCCGACTCGGCAATTAACGTTGAATATCTTGGCAACCTGAAAAAAAGTTACGAAGAGTTGATCGAGGAACTTCAAGATGAGCGCGACCGGCTGCGCGCCAAGGTTGAGGCAATGGAGCAGCAGGAGCCACCCCGCGGTTGGTGGGACGACTTGATCGCAGACATTTCGGCTATCGACTGCATGTATCGGGGTAGTCCGATTTATGCCCACGATGCTTACTGGATGCGTGATCGCGTGATGTGGACGCTTAAGCAACGTAGAGACTCCACTCCCGGAGTAAAAGGAGAATGAGATGAAACTCAGCGAGAAGATCCAAGAGGCACTGCGTCAACAGCAAGAAATTAACCTCAGCGACCCGGCAGTGCAAAAGCGACTCGCGGCGCAGTGGGGGTATGTGCCTGCTGACGCACAGCCCGCGCCAAGTTTCGCGGACGCCTACCATGGCGCGATGGAAGATGTTGCGATATGGAAAAAGCGAGCGCTTGAAGCGGAAGACCTGAACCGAAAGTTCGTTGCCGAGATCAACGGCCCTGCATACATGGGCGAACCCGCACAGCCCGCGCCGAGCGCCCTTGCTGAGGCCATCATCGCGGACATGCAGGCCCAGCACGACAGCGAATTGATAACAGAAAACGATTCTGGCGAGGCCCTGATCCGGTTGGATGGCGCAATCGCAGCGGTCGAGGATAACTTCGCACAGCCCGCGCCGATCATCCCCGAAGGCTGGAAGCCGATTCCTGAAAAGCACCCGACTTTTGATCTTGTCGATTTGAGGTTGGCAGATGGCTCTGTTCTTTGCGGGTGCGTTCCACAAAGTGACGGGGACTACTGGTGGGAGGGGCCGAGCGGCGGGGATGTTTTTATTGATCCGAGGTATGCACCAGTTACACACTGGCGACTCCCAGTCGCCCCGGAGGCCAAGCCATGACCGACCGCGAACTGCTTGAATTAGCTGCGAAAGCTTTTGGGTTCGGGAAAAAGAACCTTCCTGAAAAGCCGCACTGTTGGACAGAATCAGAATATCCAAAAGGGTCGGGAAAGCATGGGGCATTGTGGAATTACGTCGGGTATGGCGACACTGCTGAATTATGGAACCCACTTTCCGACGACGGCGACGCACTGCGGCTGGTAGTGAAGCTGGAACTGATCGTCGGGCACGACGCTGAAGACAAACTAGCGTATGCACAAGTCCGTCACCCCTACTACAGCGCCAACGAATTCTACGGTGGGTCTGGAATCAACCCCTACGCCGCCACCCGCCGAGCCGTCGTCAGAGCAGCAGCAGAAGTCGGAAGGAGGATGCCATGATTCAACTTACGGACATCAACGGCAGGACTCATGCCATTCACCTTGATGCCATCGCACGCCTTGTTGAGCCGGGAACGAGTGGCAAGTGGCACGGCGTTAACTGCTACGTGAAGACGTTCGATGGCGACACGATCGAAGTTCGAGAAAATGTTTTTGAGGTTATGGGGCTAATCAAATCGGCCCCGGAGGCCAAATGAGCAAGATCATTATCTACCATGACATGACCGACTTACAAGCCACGCACTACGTGATGAAAGTAATTCAAGAGGGGAAGGTCAGCAACGACAACACGCAATATTGTTACATGACTCGATTCACGAACGGAGTCGGCGTATATGCAGACGTGACGCGAAGTGGTGTACCAACGTTTCGAGTAATAGCAGCCCGCAGGAGGCCAAGCCATGATTCAACTTACAGACATCAACGGCAGGACGCACGCCATTCACCCTGACGCCATCGCTCGCCTTGTTGAACCGGGCACTAGCGGAAAGTGGCACGGGGTTAACTGCTATGTGAGAACTTTCGACGGAGACACGATTGAAGTCCGAGAGAGCGTTTTTGAAGTTATGGAGCTGATCAAATCGGCACCGGAAGCCAAGCCATGACCGACCACGCAATCGTCCGCGCCGCTGCGGCGATCGGGGAGAGGATGGAGGAAAATCCATGAACAAGACAATCGGAACCTGCTCAATCTGCGGCGGTCGCGTGACCGTTCCGCATATCTGGGGTGGGGCTATTCCACCGACGCCGACCTGCGAGTCGTGTGGCGCAATGGCAGCATCGCATGGACCCGTGATTGAGATGCAGCGGCCAACAAAGACTGACGCAGCGCGAACGATGATCGCAGCACACTCCAAGCCGGAGGCCAAGCCATGACCGACCACGCCCACGAACTGCGCCGCTACGCCCGCAAGATCGCCCACCCAGCCGGAGACGTGCCCGCCGTGATGCGCGCGGCTGCGGACGAAATAGAACGCCTGCAAAGCGTGATTGCGGGCCTGCGCGCCGACTTTGAGACGGCTCATGCACGGATGATGACGAGCGCGGCAGCCGCGCGCGAAGCCTGCGCAAAGGCATGTGAAAGACTAACTAAACCAAGCGGCCCTGTGCCAGGGCACCCGATAGATGCGTGGTTGCTCGCCACATTAGATTGCGCCGAAGTGATCCGCGCACTAGGTAGCGCTGCCGCAAAGATTGGGGAAGGCATGGAAGCCCATAATTCCGGAGGCGAGTCGTGATCCACATCTGTTACTGGCCGGACGGGACGTGGTGCTATCGGCACGAGTTGGAGCAGATGGGCCATATGAGCGACGATTTTGCTCGGGCCGAACTGCCGGAAAACCCCATCGAAGACGAAATCCACGAGTTTGTGCAAAAGGAAATCAAATGAACCAAGAACAGCTGGAAGCCATTGGTGAGACCGTGGGGTTTCGAGTAGATGCCCTGATTGAGAAAGAGGGGGACCTGGGGCGTCTGGCCCTTTGCGTGGCTAGTGCCTACAGGTCCTTGGAGATCCTGGTTCACAACTCCTCTTTACCACCGGAGGTCGTTATCGCATTAGGGGATGTAGTCATCGAGTCTCTGATCTTCGCAGTCGGGTCTGAGCCCAACACTCAGTTCGCCGCCGTATATGAGCAGGCCAGCCGAATCCTGGGGGACGCGGAGACCGCAGCTAAGTCCAGTAGGGGCTTGGATCAAGCTGTCCGGGCCATCCTATCGAAGGCCAAATAATGGCACGCCCCCTGACCCACAAATGGGGTTCTAAGGTGCACCCCATGCTTAACCCCGCGCTCATGTCCGAGAAAAGCCTGAGTAAGGTACTGACTCCCCTTCATGTAAGTGTGGAGCTGCTCCCCTTGGGACTCTTCAATAAGGACCATGCAGAATCCGTCCTTAAGGTGATCAACCTAGTCGCGGCGGATAGTGCCAGTAGGGGCAACGGAATGTGGCAAGTCGCTGATGAAGTAGGTATGATCATTCTATCCATGAAACGTCGGGTAGACGAGGGCAAGGCTTGGAACTGTACTGTAGATGAGCGACAGCGACTTATCCACGGCATTGTGAAAATGGATCGATACATGCGGACCTGGACGAATAAGCGCTTTACTGTAGCGGCGATCACGGTAGATCGTACCAATTCCGAAGCTCGGTCCAAGGGGAAGGTATTCATGGATCGGGTCGAGCTGAAGAATTAAGGGTTGTCCCCGAAAATAGGGTATACTGTCAATGTACCAATACCCCCCCACTTAGGAGCCGATTATGAAACGCACTCAAGTATACCACACCGAAGCCTGGCTGATGTCTCTGAGCCCGGCGGTCCTGGAGCAGCTTACCCAGCCACACTTCGACGAATTAGTAATGTCCAACCTAGACATGACCGAGCATGGGTGGGTACGGCTTGGAAAGGCCCGGATTGAGGTGGAACTCGACATGGATGACCTCCCCCAACAAGCGGTCAAAGCCCTCCGTCTTAAAAAGGAAGAGCTCATGGCTAAAGCTCAACTGGAGTTGAATCGGATCGAAGACGAGATTCGAAAGCTCCAGTCCCTCCCCCTCTTGATGGACCCACTTGAATAATGGTTCAAGTTCAGAAACGCAAGCACACCCGGTTTGCCAATATCGGCCCAAGGCCCATTCCTGTGGTGCCGATCCAGCAGTTCACCAAAGTGCGCAATAAGTCGCATCATGAAATGCTGGAAGCCCTGTGGGAGATCATCGGCCCGAGCGTCGAACTCAACCTGCGCCAGTTACCTTTGTGGAAGGTGATCACGATGGCCTACTTTGAGGGCAGCGTTCATGCAGTACAAATGATGGAAGACGAAAAAGGCGAAGAATGATTTTTCTCAGTATTCCAATATTGGATGATTCGCGCTGGCCGCACGCCAACCGTCGGATGTGGACAACGGTCGACTTCAGCGTGACGTTCTTGAGCTGGGTGACTGTAGCGTGCTGGACGCAGGAATGTGAGTTAGACTTCTATGCCATGGGGTGGGAACTATGAATAAGCCGAAAATCTATTGCTTCTTAAACGTCGTCGGCGGCGGGGAAGGAATGGCGATCGCCATTGCCGAAGACGGCACGGTGCTGGGGTCGCACTGGTGCAGTCATGACTGCTACGTGCCGGGAGATCTTGGTGTAGAAGAAGGTTCCAGACCAGATCGCCACGAGACCTACGCCAAGCATTACCCGGACGGTTACGAGATGGAATTCGTGCCTAGCGGTCAAGTCGAGAAGCATGAGGGGCTCCGGCAGGCCATAGCCTCATACGAGACCAAGTGGGAGAGTATATTAGGCAGATGCGGGATGAGAATCTGATATACATCTTTGGGTGGGTCAGGTCTCGCCGAGGACATGCTGCGTCTCAGTGGCGTCTGGGAAATAAGCCGGATGCTCCTCAACTCAACCCATTGACCAATGCAGAGATCTCCTCCCGCTACTTCGAGAATCTCTGCAAGAGGATCGGGACCGACCGAGCTCGAATGATCAAGAATGCTATGCGTCGCGGAGCCACTGAACTGGTTGTTGAGGGTAAGGTCATTTGGCGCCGAGGTGAGGGAGTTAAGGATCGTGGTAATACTTCACATCTACCCAACAATTCGTGATGCCCGGGATGGGTTTGAGGCATTCGTTCAGGGTCGCCCGGACAGGTTCAATCAGACTGGGCTTCAGGGGCAACTCGGGGACACCTTGCATTTCTTTATGGGGCTGGGTCTCTGGTCTCAGTTTCAGAAGATGATGGGCATCAAAGCTGATCGGGTTCATCTTTACTTTCTCCCCAACCGCAGGACCTTGGCCGGGATCAAAGCCTATAGTCGAGTTCCACAAGAACACATCCATTACTACACACAAGAGGTATTTCATGCTGGTTGATCTGTGTCACAAAGTTGCGGCCCATCCTCAGGGGATCTATACCGGAGTCCGCAAGGTTGTCCAGGGGGTAAGTCACGAGATTCATGCGCTCCCGGAGGTGGACCTGGCTCAGCTGGGCTACCGTGGGGGTAAGGTCGCTCAGCTGATGCGGAACTACTTCAACCGGGAGGAGGTAGAAGCGGCTAAGACCAAACTGAAGGCCCGCCGATCGTCTCCCCATACCTCGGTCGCCCTGAACACTCTGGGAGAGAAGAAGGACACCCGGAGCCAGGGGCATTGCCTCCGGTCGATCGTGATCACTCAGACTCCGAAATGGACTGAAGTCGATATCCTGTATCGGTCTACCGAGGTGACTCAGAAACACACGGCCGACTATGCTCTGTTTCCTATTATCCTGGATCAGCTGGAGCTCGCGCACACCCCGCGGATCTATCGGCTATATTTCGCCAACTGCTTTTTGACGGCGCTTTTCGCCCCGATCCTGTTTCAACACACTGACCCTATTGAATTCTACGAATTCCTGAAGAGTCGAGATCCCCGGTACTACCGAACCTTCCTCAATGCCACAGCGAAATTCTTCGAGAAGGACTGTAGATATAATTACAAACATAGGCAGAAGATGTGGGCCATCGCTCGGGAGAAGCTGGATTGTCGGAAGCTGGCCGAATACTGTAAAATGAATGGGGCCAGTTTCAACGAAGAGGGACTATTCGATGCACACGACCTTTGATGATTTATTGAGTGAGGTGGCGTTCCGGTTCCAGACCGCCCCCATCGTAAAGCCAACTCACTGGCAGGGACGAAACATCTCCGACCGGCATGATATGCAGACCCATGAGCTCCTAAACCATAGCTCCACGGTCTGGCTTCCGGACGAGAACCTCAAGAAGTATCGTGAGGACATCCGTCCAGACCTCCCCTGGGCGGATGACCACTTCATGGAGCGGGTATCCGGCTATCCTTTGAATCCGGGACGCCAATGGGCCTTGTGGCGTATGGGTCAAGGGGCCGATGGGTTTCGAGATCCGGACGGTCGTTTCAATCACAACTACATGGAGCGGTTCTGGCCGAAGTACGCTAGGAAGGTTCCGGCTTCCACTCAAGCTCACGAACATCCACTGCCCATGGAGGGCGCACATCGGGGGATTCTTTATGAGTACGGAGATCTAGCTGATGTGGTCACCCTACTCAGTCGTGAACCTGACACTCGCCAGGCCTACTTGCCCATCTGGTTCCCCGAGGACACTGGAACGGTTCATGGCGGCCGGGCCCCTTGTTCACTTGGCTACCATTTCATTCACCGGAGGGGAGAGCTCCACTGCGTTTACTACCTACGGTCCTGCGACGCAGTTAACCACCTCCGGAACGACCTGTACTTCGCTGTTCGCATGATACTCTGGGTCCTGGAGCAACTTCGTAAGGAGGACCCAGAATGGAACGATGTTGGCCCCGGAACGCTGACGACGCATATCACTTCTCTCCACTGCTTTCGGGCCAATTTCCATGAGTTGAAGAATTGGATGAAGTAAGGGTATTGGGTTATAATATCTTTACCACTTCAACTGGAGCACAATAAATGTCCGCTCAACTCAAGCTGGTCCCCTCGCCCCCCGCTCCGAAGCGTGAGCTGCCCATTCGGGGTGAGATCCATCGGGCCTCTCAGAACTGGAGGGATCGGAACCGTCGCCTGACTCGCCGTTACTCCTGCATCGACAACGCTATTGGTTGGCTCACTCGCTGGATGTACCAGAACGGGAAGGTGGGGGACATGGCGGTCATCTACCATGGGGTTACTGGACTGGAGATCGGGACCATCAAGATGACCCTGAAGGGGCGAATCATCGCCAAATACATCTTCGAGGAATGAAATGAAACCGCTAGTCATCTATCACGCGAACTGCACAGACGGGTTCGGCGCAGCCTTTGCTGCATGGCTCAAGCTCGGAGACGAAGCTGAATATCTGCCGATGGAGTACGGACACAGCGTCGGCGCAAACCTCCCCATGTTTGAGGGACGTGAAGTATATATCCTTGACTTCAGTTTTCCGAAGCCGGACATGGTTGACATCTTTGCTGAAGCCAAGCTCGTCACCTGGCTCGACCACCACAAGACAGCATTTGAGATGTGGACGGGGCTGTACGTTAAAGACGGCATCCACATAGAGCACGATTACGATCCAGATTCCATGCAGCCGTGGGTGACGCTCGATGACACCAAATCTGGCGCCATGCTCGCGTGGGAATACTTCCACCCCGGCACCGAAGTCCCGATGTTGATCCAGCACATCGACGACCGTGACCGTTGGCAGTTCAAAATGGAGGGAAGCCGAGAATTGCACGCGGCGCTGGCCAGCTACAAGCCGTGGACTTTTGATCAGTGGTGGCGTCTTTTCTACGATAAGCCTGGTCTCGGCACCAACAAACGCGCCGACATGATCAGAGAAGGGGCCGCCATCCTCCGCGCCCACAACCAGCATGTCCAGGCGGCGCTGAAGCAAGCTCGCCTTTGCCAAATCATCAAACCTGAAAAGCAGAGGGGGCATCGCGTCGAACCCCCGTGGAGTCACAGAGTTTCTGGCCCCAACCACTTGGGCTATTTTGACGAAGCGTATGTCAGCGGCCTCGCCGTCAACGCCCCGGCGTTCCTCGCATCCGATCTTGGGCACGAACTCGCCAACAAATCGGGCACTTTTGGGCTCGTGTGGTCGATGGCCGGTGATGGTAAAATCCACTGCTCGCTGCGCAGCAATGGCGACTACGACGTGAGCGCGATCGCCAAAGCGTTTGGCGGTGGCGGACACCGAAATGCCTCGGGGTTCTCGACTGACATCGACACATTGATGGGGTGGATAAAATAATGCAACTCTGGAGAGTATTCCTTAAACACAACGAAACGGGCCGAAAGGCGGAGTACGTTACTGAGGCCAAGGATATGGAGGGAGCGGCTCGGAGGGCTAAACACCAGTATGGAGACCGCTGGAGCGTATATGGGGTGAAACCAGAACCGGAGGATGACGCATGAGACCTTCTCGAGACGAGCAGTTGATGATGAACGCCCTGGTGGCCGCGATGCGATCCACTTGCGGGCGTCGTCAAGTTGGGGCGGTGGCTTCTCTAAATGGGCGGCCATTAAGCTCCGGATATGCCGGTCCCCCTTCAGGGGCCGACCACTGCACTCCCGAGTGTGTGGAGCTCCATAAACTGGGCTGCCGCCGTACCATTCACGCAGAACAGAATGCCATCGCCTGGGCAGCCCGACATGGAGTAGCTCTTCACGGGGCTGAGCTGCACGTTACCCTCAGCCCCTGTTGGGAGTGCGCCGGTCTCATTATCAATTCTGGTATAATGCGAGTGGCCTACCTGGAGCAGTACCGAAACCCAGAGGGCATCTACAGACTCCACGACGCGGGGATTCAATGCGAAATAGTAACTGTCAACTCTGCCCACTTCACCTCTCTTCAGAAGTTGTATGCCTCATTGACGAGCCGGTAGCCTCTCCGGTAATGGTCATTGGGGACGCCCCAACGGGGACGGACCTCCGATCTGGATCCTACCTGTCTGGGCGCCTGGGCCAAACTCTGATCGACGACCTGGCCTCCATCGGGGTTACGGATTTCTATTACACCGGGATCGTCAAGTGTCAACCCCCGGACGGACGTAAGCCTGAACCTTCCGAGGTCCGAGCCTGCTCATCCTATCTTCAGGAAGAGATAGCTCGCCAGAAGCCCAAGTTCGTTCTGGTTGTCGGGGCCACGGCGGTGAAAGCGGTGTGCAAGGAGGCCACTCTGAGCGCCGCGGTGGGTAAGGTTATCGAGAAGGACGGGATTACTTATGTCCCCTGTTTCTCTCCAGCCTATGTCATCCGAGACCCAGGGAAGATGCCGGAATATAAGCGGACTCTCCGTCGATTCAAAGATGTGATGAACGGCAACCTGAATAAGGGTGAAGCTAACATCCGAATTCGGGTTGTGGATCGGTCCAACCTGGAGGAGTTCCAGTCTCAGTTCTCTGAAGAGAAAGAATTCACATGCGACTTGGAGACCTCGGGGCTGGACCATTACAACCAAGACTCTTATATTAACTGCGTTGGAGTGTATCTTCCCAAGGCCGAAACCGCCTGGGTCCTTCCCATACGTAAGGCCCCCACGCTCCCCGCGGAAGCCCAGAGGAAGCTCCTCCATTGGATGGCGGCTCAGGGCATTCCGGTATCCAACCAGAACTGGAAGTTCGATAGTCTCTGGCTCTGGAAGAAGATGGGGGTGCAATTCTATAACAAATTCGACACTATGCTCGCCCATTACAACCTGGACGAGAACAGCCCGCACGGCCTGAAGGAGAATGCCCGTCTCTACCTGAACGCCCCAGACTATGACCTCACCACGTCTGAGAAAAAGGGTAATGTGGAAGCCAGTAAACTCTTCACGTACTGCGCCAGGGACACCTACTATACCTACGAACTGAAGAAGATCTACAGCCGAGAACTCATGGGGGACTCGGACTCCCGTCGCATCTTCGAGCTCCTGACCATGCCGGCGGCCCGCATGTATGAGGTCATCGAGCGGGAAGGGCATTATGTCAATCTGAGCCGTTTCAAACTCACCGAGACTGAGCTCGCCGAAAAGCTCAAGCTGGCCGAAGCTCAGTTGAACCGAGTGCTAGGGAAGCCCATCAACTGGAACTCCTCAAAACAGGTGGGGGAAGCCCTGTATGGGACTCTGGGGCTCACTCCATCAGTATTCACCGAGAAGGGAGCCCCCAGTTCAGGTGAGGCCGCCCTATCCGGGCTAGACCATCCGGTAGTGGCTCTTCTGGTAGAATACAGGTCTCTCCAGAAGATGCTTTCCACCTACATCGAGGGCTGGAAGGAATTCATGGTCGGTCCGGAGCTTTTTCTGGGGACCAAGCTGCATGGGACCGTCACCGGCCGATACTCCTCCCGACTGCACCAGGTCCCCAGAGATGGGACCATTCGAAACCTGATTGAGGCTCCGCCGGGGTGGACCTTCGTTCAGGGTGACCTGTCTCAAGCAGAATTGAGAGTGGCGGCTATCGCCTCCGGAGATCCGGAGCTCATCCGGTGCTATAACGAAGGGATTGACGTCCACTGGAGAACAACCCTGAATGTCCTCCAGATGGGTGGATCGGAGGAGTACATTCGAATGGCTCGGGAAACCGTAGCCAAGGATTATCCCCTGGAGTATGACGCCCCTCTGGAGCAGATCTGCCATCTCCTGAGCGTCATGGGCCACGACCGAGCCATTGAGATTGATAAACGGTGGAAGGAGAAACGAAAGCAGAGTAAGGGCATCAACTTTGGCTACCTCTATGGAATGGGAGCTTGGAAGTTCGCAGAATATGCGAAATTGAAGTACGACTGGGAAGTCGACCATTATGAAGCTGAGGAGATCCGGAACGCCTTCTTCTCTACGTACTCCTCCCTCTCATCCTGGCATGAGCGTCAGCGTCAGCTGGTGAAGATTGATGGGTTCGTTCGATCCCTAATCGGTCGCAAACGCAGGTTGCCGGGTATCTGGTCCCCTGACAAAGGCGTCCGAGCTGAGTGTGAACGACAGGCAATCAATTCCCCGATTCAGGGGTTCATCGGGGACCTGAAGGTCATGGGGATGCTGGACATCTATGACAAGATCCAAGTCCCCTCGTCTGGATCTGCTCTCCGTATCAAAGGGGAGGTCCATGACTCCATCTTGATGTGGGTTAAGGATGAGTATCTGGAGGAGGTTCTTCCTCAGGTTAAGGAGTGTATGGAGCGACCATCCACTCTGATGAAGTTCGGAGTGGAGCTTCCGGTCCCCATTGTGGCCGACCTTGAAGTTGGAGTGTGGGGAGCTGGCAAGACCTGGAAATTCTAGTATGAGTTGCGGCCTACGGGCCGCATTTCTTATATAATGGGTTTGTAGGAACAGGAGACCCTCATGAAACCGAACCGCAGCCAGTACTTGGAAGTCATCCCAACCCATGTCAAAGGGATTCCCGCTCAGCTTGGAGTCACTCACTTCGTAGATCAACCCGCCGACCACACCTGTTGGGATAGCGATTTGGACTACTACGGCTACACGGAAGTGGAGATGGACCTCCTGGACCGTAAAGGGTATCCGGCCGCTTGGCTGGAGAGGAAGCTCACTGATGATGATCGGGAAGAGCTCAAGAATGAAGCCATCAGCCACCTAAGGAGCCAGTATAATGATTGACCTTTTCAACCAGATCGCCAAATCCAACAGCCCCAGCGATAAGCTGGCGCTTCTTCGGGAGTACCCTTACCAGGAGGAGCTCAAATTGGTTCTGCGCCTAGCGCTGGACCCCTTCATCACCTTCGGAGTCACGGATTTCGATCCCGCTCCCGAGAATGAGTATTCTCCATTGGGATATTTCCAAGTCCTGGAGAAGCTGGCCTCCAGAGAGCTTACCGGCGGGGCCGCCAGGAGGGCTCTGGGGCTATCTGTCAGAGGCCTGAATGAGGACTATCACGAGCTGGTTCGCCGAATCGTTCGAAAAGACCTGAGGTGTGGAGTGGGGCCTGCGCTGGCTTTGCAATTCTGCCCCAACCTCATCCGAACTTTCGAGGTGATGAGGGCGATTCCACTGAATAAGGTCAAGCCCAAAACTGGAAAGTCCTACCTAATTGAGCCGAAATACGACGGGCTTCGAGCCATCGCGGTGATCAAGGGCCAGTCGGTTACCCTGCTCTCCCGCAATGGGCTAGAGTTCACTTCAGTGGACCACTTGAAAGAACCCTTGCTCAGACTAGCTAAAGGCCGCGACCTGTTTTTCGATGGTGAGCTGGTGAACGGGAATTTCAACAACTCATCCTCTGCGATCAGGCGGAAAAATCAAACCAATACTGATACCCGATACTATCTATTCGATCGGCTGGAAGCTGATGAATGGGGATCGGTCACCCGAGAACAGGGCCATAGAAGCATGCTTCTGGCTAGAGATTTCGTCGGCTTTAGTGGTGAGGAGTTGAAATTGGTTCCCACCCACCGGGCTACTCCGGAAGAATTCATGCGGTATTACAACCATTTCCTGGACCAGGGGTATGAGGGAGCCATGGTGAAAGACCCCATGGGACACTACCGGTTCAAGAAACATAGGGATTGGATCAAGATCAAGCCCGCTGAAGACCTAGACCTCAGGGTAGAATCACTTGTCCAGGGTGAAGGGAAGTACTCCGGGATGTTGGGAGCGGCTATTGTCAAGTACAAGGGCAAGCGAGTGAGCGTAGGATCGGGTTTCTCTGACGAGGAGCGACAACAGTTCTGGGAGGACCCCAACTCCATTAAGGGCAAGATCATCGAGGTGAGGTTCCACGAGGAAACTCCCGATGGGTCTCTTCGTCACCCCCGGTTCGTCCGGATTCGAGAAGATAAGACCCAACCGGATAACTAACCCTGGTATAATGAATTTGTAGGGGAAGCCCTCCCCTACAGGTTACAACCACTGGAGATTGAAATGAGAAACGAGGTACTGTACAGGGGGGAGGTCACGGGGCTCTCCTACCACCTGTACTCTCAACACATAGATGATTTGGTCCCCGGGACTAAACTGGAACTGGTCCCCGTAGAGAATCAATATGACCCCAATGCCGTGGGTGTCTTCTTCCGAGGGGACCAAATCGGATGGATCCCGAAGGCCAAGAACGGCCCTGTCAGGTCAGCTCTTCAGGAGCTGGGAGCCCACTCCGCCACCGTCCTGAACCATGACAAGACCCAGGGGTTTAACTCCCGTCTGTATATCGGGGCCGCCATCCGTCATACCATGAACACCAATACCGCCACCCAGGAGCCCAAAATGTCCAAACTCAATAACCTCATCGAGACGAACAAGAATTCTGCTTCCTCCGCCGCTTACATGGAAGCCGGCTACATCGCCAACAAGCAGCTGGGCAAGGTCCTGGGCAAGCAGCTGCCGATGATGGTTCGGGGCTACGCCGACACCCCGCTGGGTCATTTGGTTCTGGCCAATCTCGCCCTGCTGGCTATCGATCACTTCCGTCCCGATCAGCGTCAACTGCGCCGGCTGACTCAGGCCATGCAGGTCCAGGCTTACCAGGAGCTCCTGAAGGAGCTGGACATCGACGGCATGATCGATGATCTGCTGGAGAACGGCAGCATCAAACGGGCCCTGGCCAAGCTCAAGGACTCGGATGACGAAGTAACTCCCCTGGAATAACCCATCATCTCCGTTCACTCAACACAACAGCCCCCGAGGGGGCTTTGGAGTTTCCCATGACAGCTGATACCTTTTCACAGTCCAAAATCAAGGCTTTCCGTCGCTGCCGGAAGATCTATGACTACAAGTACAACCAGGGGCTCACTCGACGCACGGCTCCAGCTACGCTTTCTAGGGGCATCACTCTTCATGAGATGCTGGATGCACCCGTCATGGGAAAGGACTGGAGGGAGCCTCTGGAGAAATACCGTCAGGAGTACCAGGGACTCTGGAGTGATGAAACTGAGAACTACAGTTCCCCGGAGGACCTGGAGTCCTTGTATCTTCGATACCAGAAGCACTGGGCTAATGACGGCCTGAACTACCGGGGCCGTTCTGAAATCGAGATCGAAACCACCCATCGAGGGATCAAATTCAAGGGGATCATCGATAAGCTCCCCGAGGACCAGATGGGACGAGTGTGGCTCATGGACCACAAGACCCACAAGATCCTGCCCGATGAGGATGCTCGTTTCTCCGACATTCAGACGGTCCTGTATTACTGGGA